CCTTATTTTTAGATCACCGCCCGGGCACGTTGAAGTGCTGCGAGGCCAGACTCTCTGATTTCGTTTGTTTCATAGGACCTTGCTTGCGCCCAATCTTCTCTGCCGAATTGCCCCACCCTGGAGGACCTTCTGTGTGTTCGAGTCACCACCAGCTATCTTGGCCATCTCGGCCTTGCCGAGGGCAACGCCTTCCGCTCTGGCCACCTCAACCGACGACAGTGCCTGCTCTGCCTTCAATGCATAAAAGGCGGATACGTCATCATGAAAACCTGGAAGCTTTCCCTTCGCTGCCTCTAAGACGCCCGCCTGCTGCATCTCAAAGAAGTCAGGGTTGGCGTCTGCAAAGTTCTGTTTGGATTGATTAAAGGCCGACTGCTCTTGCTCCTGCCTGATACCTTTTACAGTTTCATTCTGAGCGATAAGTGCTGAGACCTTAGCCGTTTGGCGCATGCCTTCTCCAATGGAAAGATCTCCATCCTCTACCTGCTGAGCTATCTGTCCGAGTTGCTCTTCAAATCCAGCGGCCTTGTCTTCATCTTTGGGGGCTACTTGGCTCTGTGCCTGCAACGAATCGAGCTGTCTCAACAGTAAAGACCTTTCCTCTTCCGCCTTCCCCAGGCGGTTGCCTTGCTCTCCCAACTTACTGGAAAGCTCAGAGTAAGACTTCTCCAGATCTGCGACGCTTTTAAACTTGCCACCAAGGAGGGCCGCCTCTTCTACCGGAGCTTCTTGAGCCTCTTCTTCTACCGGGGCTTCTTGAACCTCTTCTTCTACGGGGGCCTCTGCTGGCATATCATCTCCAACCAAAACTCTATCTGTTGCCATAACTCTTCTCCTCTATGGGGCCGTTGCCGGGTGTCCCTGGTTTGTAGTGCGAAGGGTGGTTAGTTCGTAGGAACAATACCGTTCTCCTTCAAGTATCGATTATATTCTGTCCTTGTCTGAATCGGGCGCTCACTCGGATCTTGGATCTGGCTCCTGATGGAGTTGTCCAGCCAAACCGGGTGTTCATCCTGTATTCCGCCAAGGGTCATCAATTTTAAAGTCTCTTCGCCACAATGTGGGCAAAGCTGCACAGCGTCCCAGTCTTTCAAAGGTAACGCCTTCTCGAATCTTACATCACAATGGTCACAATGGAAATCATAAAGTGGCATTTCTACGTAACCTCTCTGCATTCACAGCGTTTACAGCACTCTCAGGCCTCTTAACTTTAACAGCTGTCTCTGGCGCATTTACCCTCGGTTTTTCCTCAGCCCGCTTAGCTCGCACCTTCTCTAAAGCACTCTTACCACTCTCTCGAAGCTGCTGTACTGTGTAAACGTTCTTTTCAACTAAACACCTCCTTGCTGTGCCCGGGGCGTCCCGGGTTGTGGTGTTGGCTGTGGGCCTGCTGCGCCCGGCTGAGCCTCTGGGCCGTTCTGTGGCTCCATAAGGAACTGTCGAAGCTGTAAGGCCTGCTCGTGGTCAAGGCCCGCCTGCTCAAGGACGTTAAGAGCCTCATCGAGCTGTGTCTCACCCATGCGTTCAATAATCTGCTTCCTGTTCTTATAATTCAGCTCATCGAGCAGGGCCGTCCGGTCAATGGCGTTGATCTTAAAGAGGCTCACGGCCTGCTCCTGATCCTGTGCACTGGTCCTGGCCACTGTGCTGTCGCTCTCAACGATATAATTAAACTGTCGGCCAGCAAGGTCAATACCGGAGAACTCTCGTATTGAGGCGTCAGGCATCGTAATTCTTTCAGGCTTAACGCTGAAATTCTGGATGAAAGATATATTCCAACGTCCCCGCATCCTGCAAAGGAACTCCGTCGCTCGGATCTTATGTCTGATCAGGACAGCGTTTCGCTCTTGCAAGCTAACAATGGCAGATGCGGCCGTAACTCCAGCAGGTCCGACACCACGATCTGCATCCTCTATCTGGTACACACGATCGTGGAAGCTGATCAAGAGATCCAAAGTCTGGAAGAAATTGCTCGGGAGGTTTGGTACAGCCAGATATTCAATTCTGGCATTAGGCCGGGTAGGCATCAACACCAATCCTGGCTTGTTGTTGATCATCTGTTTCGTAATGCCTGCACCTTTTTCGACAATCAATGTAGGGAATAGTGCTCTATTGCAGTAAGATGCTATCCGAGATACAATCTCGTTGATCTTTTTGTTAAGGTCCCCAGTCTGCTCTCCAGCGGAGAAGCCCCAATTAGATGTAGTATCCTCATACGAGTTAGCCTTATAAAATGGTCGTCGCCCCCAGGCAAAGGATTTTCTGACTATATCTTCATCCAGCTCAAGATTGAGGTTTGGGTTGGGCATATCATTCAGGAGTACATTGCGATTGCAAATAGTTATTACTCTCACACCGTCAGGGTATAAGGGTATACCATCTACCGTCGTGTTGTCTCTAACCCAACACTCTATCACCAGAGCATCGCCGCTCTGGCTCCCTCTTGGGTCCATATTGTTTCGTGTCTGATCTAAAACAACACCGACACCCGAATCTGTCAATACGTTATTAGGCCTCACATCCTCTCTATCTTCTCGACCCAGGATCTGCTTTACATTCTCAGCGGAGATATCCTCGACACCGTAAGTGCTCTCTATCTGATAGACGGGGACGGAGAACGCATGGATCTCATACGGAATATCTCCCTGGTCCTCATAGTAGCCTGGAGCCGGGAAGTAAGAATATGGGTCCAGAATCACAGGTATGAAGCGTTTCTTCTTGGAGTCCCACACTGCCTTCTCTACCGTGATACCGTATGTCTCGTTGTTCAGAGATGAGATGGCCAGCTTGGCCTGCTGCTCGGTCTCATTCCACCACTTCTTCATCTTAAGTGTCAGCATGTCATCGACCTGGTCGTTATTGCCGTCCAGATCTATCACCTGCGCTACCGGGTTTTTGGCTGTGATGTTGGCTACGGTGCGTTGCACGTTGGCGAAAAAGAGGTTGATCGTGATCTTATCTGGGTTGCCTCGGGCCTTCTCGCCCCAGTGATTCCCTCGCAGAAGTTTGTAGTTTGACTTCCACCGATCCATCAGGCCAAGGCGCTCCTTCTCGGAATATGATTCTTCAAATAGATCCCACACCCAGTCTGCAAGCTCCGGATGGTCGGCTGGTGGCGGGCTGGATAGTGTGTAATCTGAAATATCTTTCATTTAGGTTTTAAAACCTCCCATTTTGGGTGCCCAAAGGGCAGATCCACAGTCCGGACACACCAGGCACCCATAGCCCATAGTAGGGTCCAGAGGCGGGGCATCCCAGCCCCAACCCAGCCAGGGCTCTTTCAGCCGCAGCATGGCTGGGTTTGGCGTCCTTGTCGGAATCAAACGAACTGGTGGTCTCGTGAAAGCACTGACCACATCCTGGGCATGTTATGTCTTGAGGGTTGAAGGGTTCACCGGTATTAGGTTCAGGGAAGGAGGTGTCCTGTGCCTCTTTAATTCCAATAAACCCTCCAAAACCATCCTCAACTACTATAAAACCTGGGCAGGCCTCAACAGCTGCCTGCGCATGGCGTTCTAATTTAAACGGTTCGCCTCTCGACGATAAAATAGTCTTGATCATTTCTTAGCCATCCTCTCAGCAAACTGGTTGATAAATGCGTTGTTCGCCTTTGTTGTGGCCTCTGGAAGCTCTGGGTTTGAGTCGTCTACCCTGTCAAAATCATCGTCTATATTGAAGGACGCTCCCTGACGTTCTCGGGAAAACATCGAGTCATAGGGATCACGCTTAGTCCGATAAACCAGCCAGCCGCCCAGCGCTACGCCGGAGAGTGTGGAGATCCAACCAGCCAAAAATGTTAAAAGTGTTTCCATTAGTCTCCTCTCAATCTATATTAAACACTGTGCCCTGGCCAGTTACATCCTCAAGCCAGGGCTGTTCAATTTGCAGTGAGTGTATCATACCTCCGAGTAGGGCCACAACAGGAAAGTCGTCAACCTTACCTCGCTCTGCATCCTCCCTCTGGAGGCCTTGCAGGTGACCGGTCAGGATCTTATCCTGCCCCACATCTAAACGTGCTATCTTTAATGTGTTCAATATCTGTCTCACATACAGCGGAAGGCCCGTGTATCGTGCCTGTCGAGTGTATCCCGGATATAAAGACCGGATGTAACGCCGTGCATCCGTTCGAGCACCTCTGATGCTTTCATGATCAGTACCTGATACTTATCCTGGTCACCATACCAGTTGGGCAGTATCCGAGAATCTAAACCAAAACCATATGCTTTACGAGTACCCACCAGCTTTTCAATCAGATCGAACACGTCGCCACTCTCAATCACTTCGAGGATACGGTACTTTACCGGGTCACTCTGGATGCCCATAATAATCAATGCCCCAGGCTTAACCTCCTGGGCTGTTGCCGTCGGGTACGCTATACCACCAACGATATGGCAGTAATACTGCCCAGAGGGCCTGTGTAGAAAGGTCGCAGGCTTTAAGGTGAGAGGCTGACCGGTAACCACCGCCCAGTCTTCCCGGGCACCCCTGGTTCCTGACATATGCTCTGGCTTCTCTACATTAATGAGTGCTGTCATATCAATCCCTCAAAGAATCCTGTATATCCCCCTTCGTGACTGTATCGTAAACTATCGATCCAGTGATTTGAGGCGTCGACAATAATCGGTAATATCTTCCCTGTGTGAGGATCTTTCTTGTATTTATAATGAATGAACTCATCTATCGTTTCTTTACATCGTGGGTCTATAACGACATTATATCCACGGATAAAAGCGATGCCGTCCTCGATACTTCCTTTACCCTTCTTAGACCCGTAAATGTTAAATCCCTGGTCCCGCACATAATCGATAGTATCGGGTCTTGCTGAGTCTCCTATCAGAGGCCACGATCGTATTCCCGGAACCTCGTCAAGCTTTGATGCGAGGTCTGTGGTCTTCACACCACGTCCACCAGCCTACGTAATCAATATACAGTGTTCTACCTTGTATCCAAGAGCGGATAACCGCCATAGGATCAGTAACGAAAAACCCAGTCGACACCTAAACTTTAGAAGTGGTGTTGGTTGGGGGCTCCGGGACAGCGCCTATACTCCAGCATCCATGCATGACCTGCTCGTCACTCTGCTGGACCGTCTTCCCTTCCCAAACGTGCAGATATTTATCAAGGTCCGTAGCCTTACAATACCCCATTTCCTCCTGAAGTACCGCAGGGAACCACGGATTATCCCAAAACTGCACATCAACCACCAAAGCTCTTGGGGGAAGATGCTCAGAATTAAATAGTGTGTGGACTGGATCATCATCAAAACGGG